TCCGATAATCAGCGTAGATAATAGAGATAATCGGAGTTGTTGATTATGTTGATTATGTTCTAATAATAGATTTTAATAATGATTTAATTAAAACGATTATTATTAAGTATTATCTGATCGTATTCAATCATCTACAGCATTAAATAGCATTTATAAATAGGCTCGATTTATCGTCGATTTATTCTCTATTATAGCATAGTTATACACAGGTTATCCCCCGATTTAGCCGCTCTATATAGAGTTCGTTATCGAGACGCAGTCGCTGGGTTTATCTTTTCGTATCTTAATGAGTCTATTGTACTATAAATACTATATCCCGAATGTATTAGATTAGGTTAATAGATGTATAATAACGATAATAACGATGATATTCAAGAGAAAATGTCCGGTCTACATAAAGCCGCGATTGCTTCCGCTCATCGTGGAACGCGTCAATCTCCTGAAACTAAAAAGAAAATATCAAAATCATTATCCGGGCAGAAATCAAATCATTCTGGGAAGAAACACGATAATGACGCTAAGAATCGTATAAGTAATGCCCGTGGTCATTATGATCCGATTAAAGGTCGATCGTGGGTTGTTAACGCTGATGACAAGACTTATCGCAAAGATCATGCTCCTCAGGGTTTTAAGAAACATAAACGCAAATTCAACGAAGATTATATGTCTTTTCGAGAGTTTATCGAGCGAGATTAATCTCTATCTCGCATAGAATCTATCATGCTATTATCTGCCAATTGCTGAAGATTATGTGCATTATCTACGGTCGTTTCCAATGCTTTCCATCTATAATCTATTACGTGATTATTATCTAATGATTGTACTGGTTCTGCAGTATATTCCGTATTAGTTTTATTCTTGCTCATTCTTATAACTTCTTTAATCGTTTCTATATCAGATCTCTCGTTATAAGTACCAGTAAAATATCCTTCTATATTCCGCATTCCTTTTAGATCTCTTGTGGAGTTGACATATAGATAAATTACGTTAATATCATCTTTATGCTTATCGAGAAATGCATAATATTCCCGCATATTACCCGCTACTACGAATTTTCTTTTAATCATATGGTGGACCTTTATCCGTGAGTACGATTGCTATTACCAGAATCATTAATACAATAAACGCTAATTCTGGCATTTAGTCTTTACCCAGGAGGATTGCCATAGAACATGCGATCAATGACAGAATCAAATAGTAAACGTCGTTCGTGGATATTGCGTATGCTGAAAAGATTATAGCAATAACGTAGAATATCATTTTAATCTATACCCAGATTGTGTTGCTTCTTATAATAGTTGTTTTGACCAAGATCGTGACGAGTCAGTTCAATTACTTTATTCGCGAATTCTTGCAGAATAACATCAGTTGATTCCGAATGATCTAAAGGATCTCGATCTAATATTGTGACATATTCGTCGATCAGATTATCAAGATTCATATTCTTCCTCTTCCAGCATTGAGCAATAATCATTGTACATTACGTCGAGTCGAATTGGATCTAATTCTTTCAATGCATATCCAAAACTGTATTCAATGCCAGCTAGATTAACCGGCGGATATTCGTCGTTTAACATTTCTAAAAATTCGTATTTGCTCATATTATGGTCTGCTTTCATAAAATAGACATTCCCAAACTCGTTCGCGAACTACTGTATCTGTCGCTTCTTCGAAGCCTAAATCATTAGCCAATTGCTCTAATAATCCCTTTACTTGTGACCAGGTCAGATTGGCTCTTTTAGCTAAATCAACAATGCGATATACTTCGTAATCACCTTTTTCGGTGAACATTCCAAATTCTGGTACAACTATATTATTAACCATAATGTTCCATTTCGTCTAAAAGATAAACACGTTTGACAAGCGAACTGATGCTTGATGCTGGGTGCCAGTAATGAGGCATATCTTCTACTGTTGCGTTATATATCTCAAATGCTGTTGGTCTTGTAATAACGGTGCCGTGTGCTCCGAATACGTGTGCCATAGAATCCCAGCGTACGTTCACTCTGTGAATAGCATCTTCTGGCTGATGCTCTCTGGAAATAAAATAAGTCTCAGAACCATCTTGCCAGGTCTCTTTAACTACGTAATCTTTTCTATCGTCTCTCATTTTAGCAATCCAATTCCAGCATTTCTATGTTAGTTGCGATATCAGTAAGCCCGTCGTCATGCGACTCACGAATTAGATTCTGTTCTGCATTTTGTGCAAATTCCAGTGTGCTATAAACGCCAGTGTTGTAAAATGCAAATTCGTTATCACCTAGACCCTGTGCTTGTAAAATGTATACTGTCATTTTGTTTTCCTTTTTCATGTCTTAATTATAGCACAATTTGGACAACCTGTCAAGCAAAAACCCTTTGGAAACTAGGGTTACTGCGAGTTCAATGTTGGTGAGTACTCACCAATTAACTGGCGTTCTAAAGCGTGAGCTGGAGCTTTGCCTCTGACGATCGCAAGTTCTTGTGCAACAAACGCTGAGACCCCGTAGGACCTGATAGCGTCGCATAGCGTCCAGGACTTGTGCTCAGTCAATGCCCGTCTAATGTGCTTTTGTACGCGGATTTTGAGGTCCTGCTTGCGAAAACCCTGAGTAATTCCGATGTAGAAATCTCCAGTTGCTACATTTTGTAGCATGTAAACGATATGACGTCTGTCTGATCTTTTCTTTCTCATGCCCTAATTATAGCACATTTTGGCTAAAAGGACAAGCAATAACCCTTCAGACTTCTGGGGTATTGACAAAACACTTAAAAGATGTTAAAATGCACTACTTGACACCAAAGTAATCCTTGATATCTTTGCGTGCATTAGCCAGCGCAGATACAACAACCGCCTGATCAAATGTCGTGAATGCAGATGATGTGCTGGCATTGGCAACGACACCTACCGCTTCATTAATCAAGTGATGCAAAAAGGCATCAAAGCATTTATTGTCAACTCCTTGCCAGTCCACATGTCCTGGCCCAGGTCCCCATGGCTCATCTTGCCACATAGGCATGTCTGCCTTTTCCATTATTCTTTTTATATTTTCATTCATGCTGTTATCCATTTTTCTTGGTCTTTGAATATGATAGATTCTGCACCATCATACTCATCTATTATAAATTCTGTACCGACTGGTACCCACACTACTGTGAGATCGCTAGCTCCGCCAAAATACTGATTGGGATACTTGGCCTCGCAATACAATTCAATTGTATCAGGCCTTGTACCATCGCCAACCATTTGAACAATAGCTGGGTCAAATAGCAATTCTGGCACATCTCTATTCCAAGTAGACCAACCTGCACCGAAACCCGGCGATACCAGTACAGCAACTCTGCCGTCTCTAATTACTTTTTCCATATCAAATCACTCCTCGATATTATCTTTTTCATACTGATACATATTATCGCTGATACCAAACTCGGCATCTAGCTCTTCGGGAATAGTGCGCTCGACATCTTCTGCTGACATTGTGCCGAGTTCATAGTAATCGTCTGAACCATTAGAATACATTCCAGCAAAGCACATACCGGACTCATAGTATTTTGCCTCAACCTGAAAACCCATACGTTCTAGCTTTTCATAAAACGGAACAGGTGGTGCCCATGCTGTATCAAATACTGCCTCAAGCGTATCTGGGTATTCTTCATAGGTATCAACGCTATGGCATTCTGTATCCCATTTCGTTCCCCATTCATTTACGCAAAAATCATACCAGGATGCGTAACCAAACTTCTCGATGTTTGACTTTGTCAATTTTTCGTCTGTTTCTGACGATGCAATTGATTCGGATAATCCTTTCGGTACTGGAACAAACTCATTAAAGAATGTACCATTTGTCAAAGCGTCGCGCGCTCGAATAATCATAGCGGGGTCTTCATGAGTGAGGCGAACTGTATTACTGCACCAATTAGGCATATCTATTCCTTAAATCAAATCAATTTGTACTTGCTTAGCAATCTGAGTAGTATTCATACTCTTTATGCTAACCATCGTTGGTAATTCTTTGTTTGCTCTTTCAGCAAAATAGCGATCGCTACTCAAACGCAACAACCCATCCCATGCTGCCTGCTTCAAGCTGTGATGAGCATATACATTGAATATATTTCCGACCGTAGTATAGATTCCAAAGCCATCTATAATGACTCGGATCTTTTGTGAATTCTTTAAACCGTCAACCAATGTCTTTGTACGCATTATAATTCCTTAGTCAATATAAAAAAGATGTATTGCTAGACCCAAACAAACACCAATACACATTCCTAATAAAATATTCATTACCATGCCAACTCCTTGACGGGGAAACGAATCTTGCCTTCGTAGTCAAGCTGTGACTGCTCGAACTCTGTCAAATAGTCGTCGCCGACAATGTTCCAGCTTAGGATATACTCACGATAGAACTCGTCGTCACTCTCAATCTTTGGACGTAAACAAAAGATTGCTTTGACAGCCTCTTCATCGCCACCTTTGAAGTTCTTAATAGCGTAATCGCTACCGCCTTTGGCTTTCCAGTATTGAGGACACTCGCCAGTACCATCCCAATCGTGAGCACCATAATTTTCGTATACTTGAGTTGATATAACTAATTTCATATATTTCCTTCTTACTATGCCTCAATTATAGCACATTTTGGACAACCTGTCAAGCATTCCCGAGCAATTTGTATGGGTACTATAAAACGCTTGACAGAACACTTGAACGATGTTATAATGCAAACCGATTATTCACCTCGATATATTACCAGAGTTTTAACATTAACTTTAACTCCAGTATATATTGGTTCATATATTTGCTGTTCACCATCCCATTGATCTTGGTCAAAATCATTATGAGTTTCTTTAATAGGTTTAAATGTTATCTGATTATTAGTATGATGTGATTTGACATATACTGTATTAGGAAAGATAATCGAGCCAGCTATTTTCTCTGTAGAGATAGTTAATCGTTTGGCTTTAGGATGATAAACACAATCTTTAGTGTTTAATACTAATTCTCTATTATACGTCATAATTGGTTAATCTTTTAATATCTTTGGGTTTGACAATAAGTATATGCTTGTATATTTCGTCTTCGATCTTGAAAGGTAAATCAAGATGAATAGTTACTGTGGGGCCTTGTTGTTCGTTGATAACCCTGTCATTACCCACAGAGCCTACCCACCTAACACCTTTGTACACTCCAGTAACTCTATCACCTAATTGATATTTACCAAAGTATCTAATAGATTCAAAATGATCTTTTAGACTAGCCATTCTTGAGTTTATTACCTAATGTGAATTTACTTAGAACATCTTTAGCAAGAGAGAAATCATCGACATCTTCTTCTAGATATATTTTCTCTTTTCTATATGCAGTAATCAATTCATTTGCATATGCAATATCATCAAAACTACAATTTTCAAGCCAGTGTCTAAATGTCTCATCGTCTGCTTTCAATAAGAACATTAAATTTCCCATATCTCGGTCTGTCATATTAAGCACCTTGTGTCAATACATACTTAGCCAATTGTTTCCAATCGCCACCTTCTGCACGAATCTTTGTCGTTGAGATTAACGAACGCAAACTCAAGTTCTCAATGCTGTTGCCAATTGTCTTGATGAATGCAATTGCGTCAGCTTTATGTGATGTTGCAAACTCTGGCATAAACTCTGAATCGCCAATCAACACTTCCATGCGCTCAATCTTTTGTGCTTGTGTCATGCTCAAGTCAACGCACATTGCACGACTCTTAACAGCTTGGTCTACACGATCAAGATCCATGTTCGAGATAAACACAATGCTACCTGTAAACTTGAAACTGCGGGGCAGATCGTCATCTTTCATATCTGCATTCCAGTTGATCCAGCGTTCGCCGTATGAGTCAAGTGCACCCTTGAGCAAGTTAAGAGCAACTGGGTCTTTGAGCACGCTATCGCAGTCATCAAATACTAATACTTGACCATTGCCTTCGAACAATGTGCGATACAGACCTTTAGCAGTACTGTAACCTTTTACAATGCGAAAACTCTTTTCACTATTAATGCGAGCACCTTCTTCGAACTGTGCTAAGTCTGTGGTGTCAATCAAGTTCTGTGCTTTGAGTGATTTCAAAACAGTATGTGTCTTACCCAAGCCACCTTGGCCTGTGATAATTGCCGATGCGATAGTCTTTTTAGCAACCATTGAGACCATTTGTGCAACAAAGTCAAAACGCTTGTTGATACCAAATTCGTCAACCTTGGGCTGGGTATTTACAGTACCGCTTACTGGTTCTACTTGCAAACCTAATTTAGCAATCTGGTCGCGCACATAAGATTCGTGACGTGATCTTGAGACCATTTTGCCATCAACAAAACCTTCGAAACGATTCTTTGCTTTGTTGAAAATTACTTTTACACGCATACTAACTCCTGTTTTTGTTTGCTATATATCTATTATAATTGCTTTTGCACATTTGCACAAGCAAAGACCCTTTTGGCTTTATGGGTTCTTTTGATTTGCACAAATTTACTTTTCATCATGTCATAATTATATGTGCATTTGCACAGTTTGTCAAGCGTTTTTAGTCAAAAAGATTCGAATTTCTGCTAAAAAAGTGCTTGACAGGAGATCAAAAAGAATATATAATCGAGGTAATATTATCTACAATATAGGGATTCTACATGGATATTCAGCCAAAAGACATAAGTAAAGGTCATTTTTATATCAGTTTGATTAAAAGTGGAATGCGAATTATAGCAGGTGCATACTTAATCACGGGTGATTTTGTTATTGCCGGTCTATTGTTAATTACTGCAGAACTATTGGGCATTCTTGAGGAGTTGGTATGAACAATAACGACACAACAAAACAACGCATGGAAGAATTAATGGCTCCTGTAGAACAACAGATTTTGATGTGCGATAATAGAGAAGATATACTAATGATGGCATGTGCTATGATGCAACGTACTCATGAGATATTTGTAAATGAATTGGGTGAGGATGGTGCTAAAATAATGTATGAAGATTATGTATAAAGATTCTAAATTTAGATTGTGGGTTTTTAGATTATGGCATGAAAATCTAGAAGAAAGATTCCTACACAAAGAAGAACAAATAACTATTCAAGAATATTGGGAAAAATATAAATGGTGGATAAAAAGAGAATATCGACATCAAACACGAAAGAACAAATAATGAGTTTTAGAAATCAAATCATCGATGCAACCGCAGCACGATACACCGCAGATATTGAACAGTTACGAATTGACGCTGAAGTATTATTACAACATACTGTGGGTGTGCCAGGTTCATCTAGCACCTGTGCATCATTCGATGCCATAGTAACACAGATTGCTTATTTGGAATCGAAGCTCGCATCTTTGTCATTATTTAAATGAAAATCAAAGACGGAGAGACATTTGAACAATGGTCTGAAAGAGTCAGACAATTTGAATTCGGTTATGCCATGCAAGCATTGGCACACGGAACGCCCGCTGACACAATACTAGAACAGATGTCTATTCGCATCACAAATAAAATGAAACATTATATTCTCATTTGCATCAAAGTACCTTACAGTTATGATGTGAATAAAAATAAACTTGAATACGAACAAATAATGAAACTGATATCTCCGGTTGCGGATCATGTCACTTGGGATAATTAAAAATGAAACACACAATTTATTACGTTTTAATCGTGGCAGTATCCACAGCTGCTGTCGCAGTGCAGATACTTTATAACTTACACAGAGTTTAGGCCTTCTAACTCTCGATCTGATTCTGTTATTACCAGAGTCGTGTTGGGCATTATCTTTAGCAATGCCTTTTGTATCTCATCTAAAGACTTGCCTTGAATTAAAAATGCTTCAGGGTTCAGAGTCCATAAGTATACTTGATCTCCGTGATGCTCAACTCGGCATTCTATATACTTTTCCTGTTCACTGGGAGGAGTAATCATTTTATATTGTTGCATGTCTTTATTAGTTACCGCTCTAATAAAGCCAATTGCATTCCAAATTATCCACGCATAAAATATGCATTCAAGTAGTTGTTGTATTGTCATATGATATTAATCACTGATGGCCATGGTGTGTTGACCACCTGCATCAACCGTTGACCAAGTTGTTAAAGCGCCAACCTGTACTGGACTAGATACATATACAGTTGCGCTATTACCTATACCTAATCGACCGGAGCTGCTGTTACCCCACGCCCACATGGTTCCATCTGTTTTAATAGCCATGTTGTGATAACTACCTGAAGCAATATTTAACCAATTAGTTAATGCGCCAACCTGTTTTGGGCTTGAATAGTTTGTGGTATTGCCTAATCCTAATTGCCCATTTGAATTGCGACCACCCAATCCCCACATGGTACCATCTGTTTTAATGGCCATGCTATGATAACTACCTGAAGCAATTGTTAACCAAGTTGTTAGGGCACCAACCTGTACAGGACTAGATCTATATGTTAGATTGCCTAATCCTAATTGCCCATGTGGATTCATACCCCACGACCACATGGTACCATCGGTTTTGATGGCCAAGCTGTGATTATAACCTGCAGAAATTCGTAACCAAGTAGTTAAAGCACCAATCTGTACTGGACTAGATATATTTGTAGTATTTCCTAGACCCAGTTGTCCCTGTGCATTATATCCCCACGACCACATAGTACCATCTGTTTTGACGGCCATGCTGTATTGAAAACCTGCATCAATTTTTGACCATGTGGTTAATGCACCAACCTGTACTGGACTAGATATATTTGTAGTATTTCCTAGACCTAATTTACCGCTGCTACCATTACCCCATGACCACATGGTGCCATCTGTTTTAATAGCCATGCTATGATAAGTGCCTCCAGCAATACTTGACCAAGTTGTTAGGGCACCAACCTGTACTGGACTAGATATATCTGTAGTATTACCTAAACCTAATTGGCCGTTTCCGCCTGAACCCCATGACCACAAGGTACCATCTGTTTTGACTGCCATGGTGTGCTGGCTACCAGCAAAAACTGTTGACCATGTACCTAAAGCACCAACCTGTACTGGACTAGATATATCTGTAGTATTACCTAAACCCAATCTGCCATAGCTATTTCTACCCCATGACCACAAGTAAAATTCTGGTACAGGAACCGGAGGATCCCATGTCTGCACATTCATTCCACCAAGAGCAAAGTTAACATTTGTAATTTGCATTTTAATTCTTTCTTATACGTTTGCTGTGTTTGTTGATGGGAATGCTCGACCGGATCCCCAAATAATTCTTACTGCTCCAGTACCACCAGGGCCCGAGAAGTTAGGTCCATCTGTTGCGCCACCTGCACCCACTACCACAGTATAACTTTGACCTGGCACAACTTCAATATTATTTTTCCAACCAAGGCCACCGCCGCCGCCATTGATAGTATAGGTGCCTGAGCCACCACCACCATAGAAACCGCCAATCCCGCCATTAGTACCCGAACCATTTGGATATTGTACACCATTACCACCACCTGATCCGCCTCTAGCAAAACCGCTACCATTTACTGAACCAAGTGGCGACCCTATACCGCTTGTGCCTTGACCTAAGATGCCAACACCGCCTCCAGGTCCCCAAACACCTCCACCACCTCCACCGCCTTGGCCATCGCCACCTGCAATAGTAGCAGTAGGTGCGGCCGTACCTTTACCCGCATCGCCACCGTTTCCTGAATATCCGCCAGCGCCACCGCCACCATAAAAATCAGTACCTGACCCATTATAGCTATTACCACCATTGCCACCACCGTCACCTACATAACCACCACCAAAACCATAACCGGCACGCAGAGTACCCACTGCGCCACTATAAGCTCCGCCTCGACCACCGCCTAATCCTGCCACTGTTACTTGGCTTATAAAATAACTATTGCCGCCATTGGTCACACTTGCTGCAGTACTTGAAGAACGACACCCGCCACCCCCGCCACCAACCGCCACAACTGCGACGCTATATACTCCAGGTGGGGCAGTCCAACTGAATGTGCCTGCAGTAGTAAATTGAGCTTGACCTGGCGGAGTCGGAGGAGGCGGAGTAGTAATAATTTGCATTCCGCCCAATAACTCTAATCCCGATAATCGCATCTTATACCTTTAAATTCTTGATATGAGTTTTATGTACGCGGCATTGCACTTGGCCGTTGTAATAATCTTCTGTTTCTAAAACTCGTCTATCCATTTGTTCTCTTGCTTCTAAATAATTGCACAAACCTTTGTTTGGGCATATATGCAGTATCTCTCGTATAAACTTATCCGCACCATGCGTTTCAACATCAGCTTTAACTTCATCAGATGAAGACCAATAATCCCTCCAATCTGACTCAACCTTTAATCTTTTCTTCTTACCCTTAACTACCTTTGTTCTGCGAAACCAAAACAACTTTTTACCTATATACTTGCGATTCGTGGCAGTATTGGTAATCAAGTACACGTAACCATACGCGTCGTCTGGAATAAGTTCTAAAGGGTTTCCGTTATATAGCCACATCTAAATACCAATATTAAATTAGTATTTATACGGTTTCCCAATAGTCGTTTCCGTCTGAAAAGTTATCACCATCATCCCTAGGTGGAACAAAGAAGTAATCGTCGGGATTTGTCATTATATCTTCGGCGTCTTCAGCTAATCCGCCGGTTCCCATGATGCCGGCTCGTTGCAGCATTTGGGTTTGTATAGATTTCTTATATCTATGCTCTTCAGATTCTTCGCGTGCCATGTATGCCGCTTGCTTTTCTGAAAAGACTTTCTTTTGTTCCGCATTCCATTGTCTGGAATTGGCACAGGCGCGAGAACAGAACTTACCTGGTTTGGTATGCTCTGTGCTGCACTTAGGACAAGTCTTCGTCTTCGTACTCATCCTGTTGGTCTGCATCCATATGTGCTCCGCAGAATGGACAAAACTCTACTTTATAATAGTCTTCGTCAAGATCAAAATTTATCTTGAAGACGCCATCACATTCGACACATTCGTGGTGTTGTTTTCTTGCCATGATAATCCTCTCTTTTTAGTTTCTGCATCAAACACTCGTTGACGCAGGTCAGATGAACTAAAGAAATGATCTCGTTTATTGAAATACAATTCTATTCCTCTTTTCAAGCAAATGTCCTTGCCTGTATATTCTGTATCTTTATATTCTTCACCTAAGATTCTTACATCAATTGGCAATGCCATAAAGATATCCTCGAGCTCTTTCTCCGTTGAATATACTATAATCTCATCAACATGCTTGCATGATGATACCTGAATTTGTCTCTCAATGATTGACTGCACAGGTCTGTTTTTAGATTTTCTATCTATTGTGGGATCGATTTGAATCGCAGCAATTAGATAATCGCATTGACGCTTTGCCTCTTCCAACATAATCACATGACCTGCATGGAACAGATCAAATGTGGAACACGTAATTCCAATTTTTTTGTTTACACTCATATTTTCTCCACTTCAATGTTACACTTATTTAAAAATTCTATACCTTCATCGCTTCTATATTGATTGCGATAAAACACTTTTTTAATCCCTGCTATATGTATAAGTTTAGCACATTCAAAGCAAGGTGCATGAGTGATATACATCGTAGCCCCTGCACCTGATTCATTTGATTGTGCCAACTTGCCAATAGCATTCATTTCAGCATGAATAACTTCTTTCTTTGTTTCATACTTATATGTTCCCATGGTATGCCATGGACCACCTTCGTCAATTATATATTGCGATTCTTCATATACTTCATTCTCACAATTATTATCCCAGCCCCTGGGTGTGCCGTTATAACCGATAGATATAATTCTGTTATCTTTCTCAACAACAGCACCAACCTTTAATCGTTTAGCCGATGACAATGTAGAATACGCCTCAGCAACAATCATATGCGTATTATCAAATTTACTCATTTCCAACTCACCATTTTAAATCTTTCCTTAGGTACACCAAAGTATTTACATTTCCAATCACTTTGAGCAAAAAAGTCTAAATGATACCATTCATCTTTATGCTTAAGTATTTCTTTAGCAGCATTATCCCAATCTATAGTTGCAAACTCTGCTTGTACTAACAATTTACAGGCTTGCACTTCTTCACAATCAAACCCATCATATTCCCAATGTAATACTTCAAAGCAATTGCCGTGCCTATCAACATAATCCATAGAGAAATCTAATCCCCATTTTGGACGTAATGATATAACTTTATGCACTAAAGGTAATTGTTTTGCCCAATATGTTAGTTCAGCTAATGCTTCACCTTCATACCCTTTTCGTTCAAATAACAAACTATGGTTTAGAACTGCACCTTCTATCTTAGGATATTGTGTAAACCAATCTTCTTTTAATGCTGAACGATGTGGTCTATGTTTTTTATCTTTTTGCCTATTACTATAAGCATAATGTCTTTCCAATTCAGTTAGATCATAACCATTTTGGTCAAACAGTTCCACATCTTCCGGTGTGGGTGTGTATAATATTTTATCAATGGGTTTAGACCAATAACCATTTGTGTTAAAAGAATTATTGGTTAATTCAATTTTCATCCCATTTTCCTTCAGGGCATTTTGCTCCAGGTATCATAGTCTTTGCCCATATAGAGCATCCACATTTATCGCACACCTTAGCACCAATGATAGTAGTAAGATGTTCACACTTGTCGCAAATTTCTCTGCGTTTTAATGTGAAACTTATTTCATTATTACTATTCATTTTATTTTATAATAGGTCCGCCTGTTATCCACAGTTCACAACTTCTAGTACCCGCACATTTAAAATGTAGTAAATTGCAATATCCTAAATCTGCAGATTCTCTAGTTTTCTCTGCTTCATATGCCTCTTTACCCATGCCGCCTTCTATACATTTATACATTGCGTCAGTTATATTGAACGCAGCGCAATTAGCACATTGCATAGTCTTGGCCGTTTTTTCACTAATACCCCATTGCTTAGCAGAAACTTTCCAGTAGTCTCCTGGTTCATCTGGATTAGCTGGTCCATAATGATGTTTATCTATAGCTATTTGTCTATTCTTAACATTGATGTCTAAATTTTGAGTAGCTATAGGGCATCCGTTTTTAGATGCCTCCGATAATAGTTCTTTAAAAGTTTTCATTTTTGTTTTGCCCAAACATCTTCCCAGTTACCTGTATGTGCTGCCTTAGCATAATCGGTTGCTCTATTCTCAAAGAAGTTAGTGTGAATAGGTGCATTAATCATTTCTTCAACCCAAGGTAGCGGATTCTTTTTAACCTTCATGATTCCCTTAAGACCAAGACTAATAAGGCGACGATCAGTAATATAACGGATATACTGTTTGACATCTGCAGCATTTAAATTTTCCATAGGACCCATGGCAAATGCCAAATCAATAAAGCGTTCTTCGAGTAAGACCATTTGCTCAGCAATTGTATACAATTCACCTTTGAGTTCATCGTTCCAAATTTCGGGATTCTCTTGTATATATGTTCTGAATAATTTGATCATGGCCTCACAATGCTGAGTCTCATCCACAATAGACCAAGTAACAATTTGTCCCATGCCCTTCATTTTACCATGACGAGGAAAATTCAACAACATAATAAAAGAACTAAACAACTGCATACCTTCTGTAAATGCCGAGAAAATAGCAATATGTTTTGCTGTGTTTTCTTTTGTAGAGTTCTGTTGTGATATATCCAAGACATAATCATGCTTGGCTTTCATTTCTTCATAAGCCAAGAACTCATTATACATTGTCTCAGGCAATCCTAATGTCTCAATTAAATGGGAATATGCTGCAATATGCAGAGCTTCACGCGCCGCAAAGCCCAATAACATCATTCGCACTTCAGGCTGTGGAAAGTATGGTAAGTAGTTATTAACATACCCACCTGCAACATCAATATCACCTTGAGTAAAAAATCTAAAGATGTGTGTGAGAAATTGTTTTTCTTCAGCAGTTAGTTTCTTTTTCCAATCCTTAACATCTTCTACCATTGGTACTTCAGTATGAAGCCAATGTGATTGCTCATGCTTCAACCATGCATCATATGCCCATGGATAATTAAATGGCTTAAATGAATCTCGGGTATCTGTAAGATTCGATTTTGTTTTTTTAATCATTGAGGAACTCTTCTACTAAATTTTTTGCTCTAACGCCTACTAGTCTACCAGCAACATTGCCATTTTCATCTATCTTAACAAGTGTAGGTACACTTCTAATTCCAAATTCAATTGCAACTTCTTGATGCACATCAATGTCCACCACTTCAATAGGAATATTCATAGTAGTATTAACTTCTTCAAGTATACTGGCCATTGCTTTACATGGTTGGCACCATGATGCTGTAAATCTTATTACTTTTTTCATTTTTATCCTTCACACGCTAAACAAATGTCTTCGGTTGCTAATGCTTTCAAGTCAATCTCTTCCATGACTTGTCGCTCTATTTTCTTTGATATCTTATCTGCTTTACCAATCTTTTCACTACGGCAATAGTACAATGTCTTTAGGCCTTGTTTCCATGCTTGAAAGTGAACCGCATGAATATATTTAATATTGCTATCTGGTCTAAAGAATAGATTAACAGATTGTGCTTGATCTATATATTGCTGTCTGTCTGCAGAATGTTGTACTACCCAACGCTGGTCAATTTCCATAGATGTTTTAAATACATCTTTGGTCCAATCATCCATCCAGGTAAGGTGTTGCACCGAACCATCATTGGCAATAATGCTTGACCAAATTTCATTGTAATCATCTTGATTAACTATATCACCTTCGCCTGAAAGATGTTTTTCAATAACTCTATTCAACCATTTATTTTTGTTGAGCATTGATCCCGATAAAGTATCTTGTCTATATGCGTTCGCACGAAGCGGCTCAATAGAAGGGGAAGTATTACCCATAATAATAGAAGAAGAAGCGTTTGGAGCAATAGCAAGCATATGAGAGAAGCGGCGTCCAGTACCTGTCGCATCAGGTGCTTCACCTCGTTCTTTACCCAACTGAATGTTAGCATTATCTAGTTCCTTACGAATGTGTCCAAATATCTTATGGTTCAATCCGGTTGCCGATGCTGATTCCCACGGGAGGTTGTTCTTTTGTAAAAGAGCATGCCAACCGAGAGCACCAATACCAATAGACCGTTCGCGGCTAGCGCTAAATCGTGCGCGCGATATGCTGTCAGGAGCATTATCAATGAAATACTGCAAGACGTTATCGAGCATCTCCGCAACGTCCCGAAGAAAAAGTTTGTCATCTTTCCAATCATCATAATACTCCAAGTTCAAAGAAGATAAGCAACATACCGCAGTACGATCTTTATCCGTTGGTAAAATAATTTCACTGCACAAATTAGATTGTTTAATACTCAGTCCCAACTTCTTTTGGAACTCCGGCATAGCTCTATTGCTACTGTCAATAAAATGTAAATAAGGCTCGCCCGTTTGCATGCGCATATCTAAAATACGTTGCCACAATTCTCTTGCTGATATTTTATCTTTGACTTCGCCGTTATGTGGATCTTTCAATTCCCAAGTATCATCCATCTCAGGATCAATCATAGCACGCTCGATTAGGTGCATAAAGTCATCGGTGATATTGATACCGTGATGCAAATTCAAACAACGCATATTGGGATCGCCCGTTGGCTTTCTCATCTCTAAAAAGATAAGAATATCGGGATGAGATATATCAAGATAAGCAGCATAAGACCCCCGCCTTGTCCGCCCCTGTCTGTATGCCAAACTACTAGCGTCATAAGTACGAAGATGAGGCATAACCCCAACGCTTTTATCATCTGAAGATCGAATGCCAATTCCAATTCCAACTCCTCCGCCCATCATGGACAACCAGTTTACTTCGGCCAAACAATCGACCAACCCTTCTGCACTATCATGTAGATAAGGTAGAAAACATGATATAGGAAGGCCACGCTTACTACGCCCAAAGCTGAGAATAGGAGTAGAATATGACAACCAATGTCTACTGCTATATTCATACAACCTTTGCGAATGTTTTACATTAGTCCCGAACGTCTTGGAAACATAGGCAAACCTTTCCTGAGGAGACACTTCATCCTCTTTCATGTAGCTTTCTTTTAATCTCTTAATACCTAACTCGTCGAATAGACTATCTCTAGTATAATCGACTTTAATCCCATGCACAATTTCTTGCGTCATCTTTACTCCAATTTTTATTTTACTGTTTCGAATATTTTCTTTTGTATCTGATACCATTCAATCCACGCATCCAATTTCACTCCACATTCGTAGTATGTGGTATAATTTAATGTGACAGTCTTTGCAACATCACTCAATTTTGCGTCATCTTTTAATTGTGCTAGGTCAGGGCACTTAACCATGATTGCTTCCGGTGCTTCAGGAAATTTGGCAACAACTGGCACTGCCTTGCATCCTGTTAGTAACAATAATAGTAATAGGTATCTCATTCTCTTTTCGCCGCTTTGTTGTGAGTATCGATTACTTCTTTAGGTATGATGCAAGAATTATCATACTTAACTATTTCTCGATCTATATATCTCACAATGTCTTCGCCTTTTTCACGAATAACTTTTTCTTGTACTACAACCTTTTGTTGAATCTTAATAGTTTCTTTTTTGCCCGCAACTTCAGCTGCAGCAACTTTTGCTTCCATTTCTTTTACCTTGGCGACCCATTGCTCTTCATTGGCAAGCCCGCCTTCAAAGTAAATACCAAATGTGAATACTACAAATCCAATTATTCTCATTGGGATATAATACTTATCCACAAATGGAATCTTCTTTAATACCATACTGCCAAGAACAGCAAGCAATCCTGCTATAACAATAGCATGAAAGAAAGCATTAGGTAATAGAGATAGATACCACATTTTTATTTGGGAAGTTTGTAATTATCACTTGGGTTCATTTATCAAGTCTTTAGTCATTGGGAATATTTCCGCAATAACTTCAGCACAAGCCAGAGCAATCTCAGCATGTTCTTTCTGAGTTCCATTGCCGGCTCTTAGCATTATATAGTGGATGTAACTTCTTAAGGTTCCATTCATATAGAGTCTACTTACTGTCAATCCCTCAGGCAGCACTGCTCTTGCTTGTTCTTTGGCAATGCCTTTAGAAACAGCCCAAGTATACACGTCTCGAGTCTTATTAATTAGATCTCGTTGTAGATTCTGCCACTGATAAGCAATTTGTCGTTGTTCATCATTTTGCAAATCTATATCAACAGAATTTTGACGATTCTTTGTATCTTGTAAGCGTGCGTCACGAATAACAAAATCTAAATCCTGTGTAGGATCCGCATATCGTTGACTAAACTCTTGAAATGAAAAACTTCTATGACGAAGAATTTGCCTGGCAATATCTCTTGTTGTTTCAATCTCAACACAAACAGAAACCATTTCAAGCGGTGACCAGTGCTGATGCTTAATCAAATACTTAATCAACTTCTCGGATGTTTCTGTGTTATATTGATTTGCGGGATTTGAAACTCTCGCACAAAACGCTACTAGGTCCTGTACATCATACAATCCATCCGACACCAATTCGCGTGTGGGTTTGCTGTAACTAATTAATTTCACCTTCATGCTAACACCTTTTCCATGCAGTAAATTTCATTTTTGCTTCTAGACCATTATATATGTTCTTGGAAATAATCTTTGCTGGGTCTTTATCCGCTAGTATCATATCATTAATATCTTTTTCTTGTAGAGTTTGTGGCCAGATAACAACATTATAATTGCTATTTACCGCTTTGTCTATAATTTTTGAGACTTCTTTATTTCTAGGTTGATTGTCAAATATAACAACCAACTTGTCTTTTGGTATGCCTAAAGTATCAAGTTTACCAAATGCTGTACCTGCAACAGCAATACAATTATCAATGAACAAACTATCAATAGGGCCTTCAACCACATATATCTTTTTATTACGATTAACTTTATCAAGACCAAATATAAATGGTCGGTCTTCCGATATCTTAATAGTAACATAGCGCAATGATTCGCCACGCAATGCTCTACAAGTAACACCGGTTAATACGCCTTCAGCATCATAAAAAGGAATAACAAGTCTTGGTTCATCGGTCTTTAATGTACCTTTATACTTGTCAGATAATTGCTCGATCTTTCTAATGTCATCGATATAATATAATCCATCAAACTTTTCTCTTGGGATTTTTCTATCAAGGCAAAATTTAACTGCTTCATTATCATCCGGTAATTTATCTAAACGATTAAGCAACTCATCAAGAATGTTTTTCTTTTCAAATACAGGGGCTGCCATTTTAAATGCAGGCTCGGCTTTTTGATGAGGCTTATTCATTGGCATGCCTTCGCTATAACGCTCTAAGACATATTGACTGTACTGCAATGAATCTAATTGTTTTAAGAATGTACCAAAATGCATTGAAACATTACAGTTGTGACACTTGTAAAACAATTCATTTTTTACTGCATAGAAGTAGCCGCGGGTTTTATTCTTCTTAACTGAAGAATCACCGCAGATAACACATCGGCAATTATATAAACGGTCATTCTTTTGTTTGAACAACGGTAAACGATTACTGATTAGTTTAAGATATTTAAGATCAACGAATAAAGACATAAAAAGGCTCCAGGAGAGCCTTATTATAATATAGCTAGGCTATAAGGTCAATTAAAAAGATGAGCTATTTTATCAATATGGCCAGATAGGAAGCCAATTACGGCTAACCCACCCCATGCCATATAAGTCCATTTATCTTTTATTTTTTCAATAGATTCGATTTTGTCGTTTAATGCGGTATGCTGAGAGCAAGAAGCATCGTACATCTTATCGAGTTTAGCGCTAAGATCATCACGTGTTTTATCCAAACAGTCGTGCATCTCCTTAACATCAGCTTTTAAAGTATCCATTTTTTCATTGATACCCTCAACCCGGGTCTCTAAGACTCCGATTCTTTCTTGCGAAGTAGCCATTATTTTTTCTTCTTGGCTCGTGGAGTAGAAGATTTAACTTTAGCAACAGTTTGTGCAACTGCTTCTTTGGCGTCGTCTAAATCAACTTTACCATCTTTGTTGATATCTAATACGGTTGCAACTGTTACAGGCTCAGGTGCTTTTTCCTCAACAGGCTCAGGTGCTTTTTCAGCAACAGGAGTATCCGCGACAACCGCTGTTTCTTTCAAATCAGTAGTGCCAGTCTTAAAAAATCTCACGTAGCCATAATATAAAATTGCAACGATTGCAGCTAACCCTAAAAATATTTCCATTATTTTCTCCTAATAATACTGTTTTTATTTGTCCAACGTTTCTGTGCTTTTTTGCTAACAGGTGGTTCGCCGGTCAAACCCTTTATACCTAAAGTAACTGCGGCATTGTTTGCAGGTGCTGCTGCCGCCATTCCTTCGCCTTCTTCACTAAATTGTTTAAATGTAAACAACTTTTTCTCATACAGGAATTCTTCAACAATCATCATTTCAGATTGTAATTCCTCGTTTAATTTATTTATATACTGTGTTTCTAGGTCAATTGGCTCAATGTTTTGATCCAAATTTTCTTTAATAAGAGCATAGGCTGCAGCTAAAGACAACAATTTTTTGTTATCTATGGGCACTTTTTCAATGATTTTCTTCAATCTAAAAACTAAGCGATGCAATAAAGTATATGCATCTCTTTCGTTGACAGAATTTAAATCCTGCATTCTTTTTAACTCTTTGCCCTTTGCATCAATGATACCTAATTTATAAGCATCTGTTTGATCAAATGGTGTTACCAAGAGTTTTAAAATTCTATATGCGATAATGGAATCTACAAATTTTCCCATTTTATACTTTTCTTAATACGTTTGCTATGGTTGAATCTATTGGAATATCGGCATCTAAAATAATTTGACTGCTTGATATAACAACCTTTTCAGGCATATAATTTAAAAATACCAAAAATGTTTTTAACTGAGGCCAGAATCTTTCTTCTGTTTTAAAGAACAACATCTTTGTTGCCGCCTCAACTCCAAACAAATTGTTTATGACAATGATATGATTAATTATCAATCTTTCTTTTAGGCCTTTATCACTATGATACTTGCCCAATAGACGTTTAATATATTTAAATCGTTTAATGTCATCTAAGAATTCTGCCATACCTTTACAGTAGGGGTTATCATAGTGTTTCATTGCATACATAATAAAACTTTCTTCAGTCAAATCAAAAACCATTCTGTGTTATTCTAGTGGATTCGTCGGCCAAGTAACATCACTTATTGTTTTAATTTTAGTAGTGCCCTCAACATAACCATTCACATCTAGATCTCTAAGTGCTTGTCTGTATGCCAATACATCTGCGAATTGTTGATCTGTTAGTTTATGGGAAATATTTAACAAAGTCTCTTCTTGATGTCTTTGTAAAATGTAATCAGTATTATATATCAACATTTCTCGTTGAGCAGATGCAGGAACTCTTGCAGTATTCATTGCCAAGTCTGCAATAGCCGCCTGTTCGATATTTGCCAAGTGTTCTGCGATCCAAACAATTGCGGGCAAACTTGAACCGGAAGAAACGACACCATTTAGTTCTTCAACCGCATAAAGGTTTCTGTCTGGTTCATATGAAACTCTACGGACAGTATCTGTAAATGGAAAATTTGTGTGTTCTATAAACACAGATGGGGCAGAAAATAAATAACCCGTACCATTGAATCTACAAGATACTGTTCCATTATAAAAATCTATTGAGACATAGTTATGTAACATTATGTTTCCTTGTTATACTAATTGAATAAACGCAACACGATATGTTCCGGGGTCGTGTGTTGCTGTACCACCCGCAACCGTAACTGTGTGCGTATGACTTACGCCTACACTTTGATGGCCGGTTTGGGTTGTTCTAACTCCACTACCTACTACTTGCGCAGTAGCATGTTGGTGAACCCAATCCCCATACGCTCCGCTTGATGAAAAAGTAAGCGTATTCGAAGTCTCAACCGCTTGGTCCGACGCTGATGTGGAATATCCTAAAAAATATCCTCGCATGTCGACAGTATTATTCGCGCCATCACACAATTTCCAATAAGAAGGCAATTCAGATAATGTGCCGTCATACATAACCATAGTACTTCCAAATGCAGGATCTGCAGTTGCGGCCACCCACATTTTCATTAGTTTACCTTTTATTGAATCTGGGGTAAATGTGCATGTTACATCGTGGTTATGATTTTGTCCTGTTCCTGAAGCTACATTATTTACACCCGATCCGGCACTAGAAGAACTTCTTACTCCGCCCTGTATGTGATCGTGTTGACCGTTTGTTCCCGTTGTCCCGGATACGCTCGCAGGAACTGCGGCCACCTCTGCCACCCCTGTAGAAACTCCGCGAACATATCGGTTATATGTTGTTCCAAGTTTCTGGGTCCAACCATTTTTATTTGAAGAATTAATATGTATTGTATTGGATGGGAATGTTGTTTGATTACTGGATGCTCTTAACAATGTAACATTGCCGGTATGTGGTCTGGCATTGGTAACAGTTGCGGGGGCAATCGTTAAATCATGACTATGTTCTCCTGCAGGATTAGCAGCTATACCGGTTATTGCCCCAGCATTTATACTTGAATTAAATTCATACCCAGATGTTTGTGTATGTGACCCAGCTAGCCCCAATGAAAATGTATACGATACATTTGTAGCTGGGGAAGTACTTGTTCCTATTTCTGCTTGCGTAGTTGTACCTTGTAGATATAAATTATCTGCTGCGGAATATCTAGGCCATGACGCATTGCTTGGATCGGACCCATTGTATAAAATAATTGTGCCGGCAGGTATAGTTGGATTTAATGTTGTAACTTGATTACTCACAACTCCGGTTTTTGATCTACCTAATTTATTATATGAATAAACAGTAAAAGTATAAGTTGATGCTGGAGTTAAATTCTCCATAGTGATTGTTGCGCTTGCAATAGTTGTTACAATACTTACATTTGACCCAGTATTAGATGTTGCAGATATTTCAAACCCTTCGGAGAAAGTATATCCGTCGATATTTGTAACACTATAACTTAAAACTACATTAGATAAAGCAGGCGAACTTGCAGTAATAGTACCAGTTATGCTAGGCAAACCAATCTCATTGGGATCACCCATTAACTGAGCTTTGCCCGTTATACTTATATTCGATGACGTAATTTGTAACGACATTATTCTATCTTTATTGTTTTCTAAAATTCATGAGTATAACAATTATCATAACTTAGTTAATCGCACTGCACCCTGCGCCCAGGTTGTTACCAACGTGCCAGTATTTTCTCTCACAATATTAGATGCGATTGGATTAACATAAGAATTGGGTGAGCTGGTATTTAAACTATCGTATCCACCTGCAGGACCAACCGAATCATCTGTACCATTTCCACCACCGAACCCACCATATGTGGTTTGGTTGTTATACCCTGCTCCCGTGCCATTTATACTTTGATTTTTCCAATTAGTATTGAATCCTGTTCCGACTGTTCCATCTGCTGAGCTTGAAGCAGTTGCAGGAGTTGAAAATCTTCCTTCACGTTGTCCTAGACCGCCAGCTGCAACTAATAATGCTGTCATATCACCAGCTGAAAAGGTCGAACTTCCGCTAGATGATTTTGCAACAACAGTAAATCCTCCGCCAGCCCCGCCCGCAAAATCCAAGCTACCCGAATTTCCACTTGCGCCCGCGCCTCCTATTGTTATCCAAAGTACATCTCCAGAGTTTAACGTAAAATCTCCTTGTACCGCAGATCCTACGACAGACGGTTTATCAGTCGGTCCCCCGGATCCACCTTGCGATTTTATACGCCAGGTACCGGTTTCTGGAATTGTAAAATATATGTAACCAGCCGCGGAAGGTATTTTAATATATGTGGCAGCAACCATTGCATCATATGCTCCGGTTTGAGATGTTGAATTAAAATACCCATATATCTCTGCAGCAGTTTGTCCGGAAATAGGAGTAGTATCATTTGGACCGGAAGTTGTCCTACTTGAAGATACTGTTATTGGACTAGAATAAACGTATAAACCTGAGGGTGCAGGTGCTCCTGGCGGAGGCGTCTCACCGGAGGTTATTCTTCCGGAAAAACTAACATTATTTAAAGTAAATCTTGCCATGTTATGCTACCCGAGCAGTCCCGCCTATCATAAACCATTTGTTGTCGGTATACAATAATGTTGCGCTATCACCCACATTGCTAAAAATAATGTTTGCGTTGTTGGCAACATTGGTATTTAAAATAAACGAACCGTTGGCAGTGGATGTTGTTAACAATACTTTAACTTGACCATTGGCACCGTTGGGAATAGCTATAGTACTTTGAGAAGAACCTACTCCCAAGTATGTTATGGGAGTGGTTATGTTAACAGTGCTGGCAGAAGTCATATCCTGAGGAGTTCCGCCAAGTACAATATTACCTTTTATTGTGGGATCAGTAATCCCGGCAAATAAAATAGATGTGGTGACTTGTTTGCTTACACCGCTTTGAACCAGATACATTGCATCGGGTTTGTTAACTTGTGTTGCTGCGGTTAATTCTGATAATTTTGATTTTGCCATTCTGGTACCAATTGCGTCTGTTAGTTATTTATAACGTGTAAAACATTATTTAAGTCCCAATTCTTTACGAATCTTTGTGGCAGAGATTGAATGTGTGGCATCATCAAACACTTCTTGTTCAATTTTATATCCAACATCTCGACCATATGTAATGTTTACAATATTTGGAACAACCTGAATCTCATATTGTCCCTGATATAATGTATCAAGATCTCGTCTAATGTAGCTCTTAACCTGTTCGATAGCAAAGGGATTGGAACCATTCCAACCTTGGCAATCTCTGATCTGAATAACAACCTGTCCGGTCTTGGCAATTGATCTTTCGAACAATGCTCGGTGTCCAGGGTGCCAAGGTTGCCAACGACCTAGCATCTGTACTGTTTCTTTTTGCCAGTCAAATACTGGTCTGCGTCTGTTATCATAAATGTGAGCCACAATAAACTCTGCCCACTTCTCTGCATTTTGTTCTGTTATTCTAAAGTCATATACATCTGGCGGCACAAATGCCTTGTTGGTATCTTCAAAGCGGCCTTTTTCAATAGTATCAACCCAGACAGTCCAGTCTGCTTTGAAATTGTTTCGCATCTCGGCCAAAGGTGCAACGAAATCGCAAATAACATAATCAGTTGTCATGCCATCAGCAAGTTCTCGCATACGCAAACTTTGACGAATACGACCTTCTCGACTGAAATCCCAATCATTGTATTTTTTACGAACATCATCAGCATTGAGCCAAGAAACTGTTTTCTTTTCTCTTTGCAGGTATTCTAAAATATATTGGGAAAGATATGTCTTGCCCGCACCTGGTAAACCCATTACTAAAATTCTCTGTGTCATAATTTAATCACTCCATGTTAAAATTGTTTATTATTTATTGCCTGTTAAAAACTAAAATTTTTAATTTGTAATAGATAGCATATTTGCTCCGGCTGCAACACTGTACCATGTTGTAGACGAACCAACTTGTACTGGACTGGATCTATGTGTAGTATTGCCTAAACCAAGTGAGCCGGATCCATTTGCGCCCCATGTCCATAATGTACCATCGGTTTTGATTGCAGCACTAGTAAGATTACCAGCGGAAACCATTGACCAATTTGTTAGTGCGCCAACCTGTACTGGGCTAGATTTGCTGATAGTAGTGCCGTCACCTAAATTGCCGTAAGTAGTATTATATCCCCATGACCATAACGTTCCATCTGTTTTTATTGCTAAGGTATAACCGTCACCACCATCAATACTTGACCACGTAGTCAATGCGCCAATTTGTACTGGACTGGATCTATATATAGTAGTGCCGTCACCTACATTGCCGTAATAATTGTAGCCCCAGCTCCATAAGGTGCCGTCTGTTTTAATGGCCGCGCTGGTGGACGACGCCGCGGCTATCTTTGACCAAGTTGTTAGTGCACCAATTTGTTTTGGACTTGAATAATCTGTGGTATTACCCAAGCCTAATCGGCCAGAGCCACCACTACCCCAAGCCCACATGGTACCATCTGTTTTGACGGCTATGGTATGCAGAGAGCCGCCAGCAATTTTTGACCATGTGGTTAAAGCACCAATCTGTACTGGACTTGATCTGAATGCGGTATCACCTAACCCCAATTGCCCCATGCCAGTGCCATAATTTCCGCCCCATGACCACAAGGTACCATCTGTTTTAATGGCCAGGCTGTGACTATAGCCTGCAGCAATACTCAACCAAGTAGTTAAAGCACCAACTTGTACTGGGCTAGATACTCTACCAGATGGATATGTGCCAACTGGTTCGCCATTGCCCAATTGCCCAAATTGATTATATCCCCAGGTCCACAAGGTGCCATCAATTTTTGTTGCCATGCTGTACTGACCGCCTGTGGCAATCTGTGACCATGTGGTTAGTGCGCCAATCTGCACAGGACTAGATCTATCAATAGTAGATCCGTCACCAACTGCGCCGTAGGCATTATACCCCCATCCCTGTAGGTAATATACTGGCGGAATTGGAAAGACTGCTTGCGCGCTAACGTCGCCGACGAAATTTAAGCCTGAAAAAGTAAATGCCATTTTGTTGTTCTTTTAATTTGAGATTGCCAGGATCACGTAGTCTGTGTTCGTAACACTAATCCACGTAGTGCGTGCGCCAATTTGTTTAGGGCTTGAATATGCTGTAGTATTACCTAAACCCAATGTGCTATTGCCACCGGTACCCCATGACCACAATGTACCATCTGTTTTAATTGCGTGGGCGGTGTAGCCTTTACTACTAACACTTGACCAAGTAGTCAATGCACCAATTTGAACCGGACTAGATCTACTTGTAGTATCTCCTACCCCAAGGGCACCTTGATAATTTCTTCCCCACGACCACATTGTGCCATCGGTTTTAATGGCATATCCGCTTTCTGAACCTGCATTAATCGTTGACCAATTAGTTAGAGCACCAATTTGTTTTGGGCTTGAATATGCTGTAGTATTTCCTAAACCAAGTCTACCATGTGCATTTGTTCCCCACGACCACATGGTACCATCTGTTTTAATGGCCATGCTGTAGTATAATGCAGAAACATTTAACCAAGCTGTTAGAGCACCAACTTGTACTGGACTAGATCTGTTATTAGTATCTCCTAAGCCCAACTGACCGTTAGTATTGCTTCCCCACGACCATAAGGTACCATCTGTTTTAACGGCCAGGCAATGATATGTTCCACCAGAAATATTTAGCCAATTGGTTAATGCACCAATCTGTACTGGACTGGATCTGTTATTAGTATCTCCTAAGCCTAATGATCCTTGACCATTTCCGCCCCAAGCCCACAATGCGCCGTTTGTGTTAATAGCAACACCACCATTAAATCTAGCGGATATCTTTGCCCATGTAGTTAGAGCACCAATTTGTTTAGGACTAGAATACCGTGTGGTATTACCTAGGCCTAAATGTCCCGAATCGTTGTAACCCCATGTCCACATGGTACCATCGGTTTTAAGGGCTAGACTGTAAAGATATTGCCCAGCAGTACTACTCCAATTAGTCAATGCCCCAACCTGATTCGGACTAGATCTACTTGCGGTATCGCCTAGCCCAAGTTGCCCAAAGTTCTGGTATCCCCATGACCATAAGTAAAATTCTGGAGGAGCGGGATGAGTAGTTGTGAGGTTAAGACCGGTTATTCCGCTTATGCCAGATAAAGTAAATGCCATTTTGTTTTTCTTTTAATTAATAGTAACCGATTGCTGCAGAGTGATAAAAAGTACCGGCAGCGGCATTTGTCCAAGCTGATAATGAACCTACTTGTGTTGGACTAGATCTATCTAAAGTATCTCCTAGCCCAAGATTACCTGTACTTTGATATGTATCACCCCAAGACCATAGTGTGCCATCTGTTTTAATTGCCAACGTAAAATACGAGCCCGAGTAAACGTTTCCCCAATTAGTTAATGCACCAACCTGTACTGGACTAGATCTATCTGTAGTATTGCCTAACCCTAATCGTCCATCTGCACCGTAACCCCATGACCACATGGTACCATCTGTTTTAATGGCCATATGATAATAATTACCAGCAGAAACCTTAGACCAATTTGTAAGGGAACCTACCTGTACTGGGCTAGATCTATGTGTAGTATCACCTTGGCCGAGTTCTCCATAAAAATTACTTCCAGTTGTCCATAATGTACCGTCTGTTTTAATTGCGGCCAGATGATATGGACCTGCAGAAACTGTTGACCAAGTTGTTAAAGCACCAATCTGTACTGGACTAGATCTATCTGTAGTATTACCTTGACCTAATTGTCCGTAGGTATTTTTACCCCATCCCCACATTGTACCATTGGTTTTAATTGCATGAACGGTTCTATAATTGCCAGCTGAAACTTTTAACCAATTTGTAAGGGAACCTACCTGTACTGGGCTGTCTCTATTTGATTCATCTCCTAATCCCAATGCACCTTTATAATTATTTCCCCATGCCCACAATGTTCCGTCTGTTTTAACTGCGGCAGTGTGATAACCTCCACCGTCAAAACTATCAGCATTGCCGGCCCAATTAGTTAATGCACCAACTTGTTTTGGACTTGAATAAGTTGTAGTATTACCCAGCCCCAATATTCCAGATACACCGTATCCCCATGTCCATAATGTACCATCGGTTTTAACCGATATTTTATGATAACCTCCGGCAGCAACTCTTAACCAATTAGACAATGCGCCAATTTGCACTGGGGTAGATTTATCAATTGTAGTTCCGTCACCTAGTGCACCATATCCACCATCACCCCAACTCCAAAGGTAATACCCCGGAGGAGTGGGTTGAATTATGTTAATTGTTACCCCTGCGTATCCGCCGCCTGAAAATGTAACTGCCATTTTTTGTTCTTTTCTTTTTTTTAATTTTTAGTTACTGATGGCCATGCTGTGAAAATAACCTGCGGCAACACTTGACCAATTAGTTAAAGCCCCAATTTGCACCGGACTAGATCTATCTGTAGTATTTCCTAAACCCAATTGACCCGTATTATTAAAACCCCATGACCACATGGTACCGTCTGTTTTGATGGATAGGTTGTGATATTCACCGGCATCAACACTTGACCAAGTGGTTAACGCGCCAATTTGTGTTGGACTAGATCTATTTGCGGTATCGCCTAAACCCAATCGCCCCGCATAATTTCTACCCCATACCCACATGGTACCATCTGTTTTAATGGCCAAGTTATGATATTGACCAGCAGCAATATTTAACCAATTAGTTAAAGATCCAACTTGTTTTGGACTAGAATAGTATGTCGTATTACCTACCCCCAATTGCCCAAAATTATTTTTACCCCATAACCACATGGTTCCATCTGTTTTAATTGCCGATGTGTGCTCATAACCTGCAGCAATATTTAACCAATTAGTTAAAGATCCAACTTGTTTTGGACTAGAATAGTATGTCGTATTACCTAGGCCTAATTGCCCTTTACCCCCAATACCCCATACCCACATGGTACCATCTGTTTTAATGGCCAAGTTATGATATTGACCAGCAACAATATTTGACCATGTGTTTAATGCACCAACCTGTACTGGACTAGATACAGATGTAGTATTACCTAGGCCTAATCGCCCGGCGGACCCGTTACCCCATACCCACATAGTACCATCTGTTTTGAGCGCCAGATTGTGTTGACCACCTGCACCAATTTTTGCCCAGGTAGTTAATGCACCAATTTGTACTGGATTTGAATAATTTGTGGTATTACCTAAACCTAATTGACCAAGGCTACCCGATCCCCAAGACCATAGTGTACCATCTGTTTTAATGGCCAAGTTATGATATTGACCAGCAGCAATATTTAACCAATTAGTTAAAGCCCCAACTTGTACAGGACTAGATCTATCGGTAGTATTGCCTAATCCTAATTGACCTGAATTATTTCTGCCCCATGACCACAGGTATTGCGGAGGAGGTGGCGGCGGAGCTGGGCATACTAGATTAAACCCGCCCCTTGTTGAAAAACCTGAAAAGGTAAATGCCATTTTGTTTTTCTTTTTATCCGATAGCCAGGCTGAAAGAACCACCTGCAGAAACATTTGCCCAATTTGTTAATGATCCAATCTGCACTGGACTAGATCTATTTGTGATATCGCCTATACCCAATCGACCAGATTGATTATCGCCCCATGACCACATGGTACCATCTGTTTTAATGGCCAGATTGTGTTCAACACCCCCTGAAATATTTAACCAAGTAGTTAATGCACCAACTTGTACTGGACTAGATCTATTTGTAGTATCTCCTAACCCCAATGAGCCTACTGCATTTCTTCCCCAAGACCATAAAGTACCATCTGTTTTTACAGCCAGGCCGTGATAATACCCAGCGGAAACACTTTGCCAAGTAGTTAATGCGCCAATCTGTACAGGACTAGATCTATTTGTAGTATCGCCCAATCCAAGTTCGCCGTAACCATTAGCGCCCCATGTCCATAAAGTTCCATCTGTTTTAGTTGCGAGGGCACCAAATCTAATATTAGTAATATTTGACCAAGTGGTTAAAGCGCCAATTTGTTGTGGGCTAGATGTATTTGTAGTATTACCCAATCCCAATTGCCCGTTAGACCCTTGTCCCCATGACCACATAGTACCATTGGTTTTAATTGCTGCAGCACCGTTTCCAGCAAGTGAAATTATAATTGCCCAATCAGTTAAGGAACCTACTTGTACTGGACTAGAATATGATGTAGTATTGCCCAATCCTAACTTGTAACCATAATTACCACCCCACGCCCATAAGGTACCATTGGTTTTTATAGCAAACATATTAGACGCTTTCCCTGTACTAATATTTGCCCAAGTAGTTAAAGCTCCAATCTGTTTTGGAGAAGAATAATATGTAGTATTACCTAAGCCTAATTGACCTGCATAATTTCTGCCCCAAGACCACATTGTGCCATCTGTTTTTAGAGCCATTGCCCAACCTTCTGCTGCAGCAATACTTGACCAAGTGGTCAATGCACCAATCTGTTTTGGAGAAGAATAATCTGTAGTATTACCTAACCCCAATCGACCACTAATACCTTGACCCCATGACCAAAGATAATATATCGGAGGTGGTGGTGGTTGAGTAGTGGTAAATGATATACCCGAATAATTGCCGATACCTGAAATAGTAAATGCCATTTTGTTCTCTTTTTATTAATAGCTAATAGCCAAAGTGAACGTACCAACTGCATCAATCTTTGACCAATTAGTTGATGAACCAATCTGTGTTGGGCTTGATCTATTTGTGGTATCACCTAACCCCAATCGACCGGATCCATTTCCACCCCAAGCCCACATGGTACCATCTGTTTTAATGGCCACGCTGTGACTTCTACCGGCATCAATACTTGACCAATTGGTTAAAGCACCAACTTGAACTGGGCTTATATATTGAGTGGTACCACCTAAACCTAACATTCCTATATAATTGCGACCCCATCCCCACAAGGTGCCATTATTTTTCAGGGCCACGCTGTGAGCATATTTACCCCCAGCAACACTTAACCAATTGGTTAGACCCCCTACCTGTTTTGGGCTAGAATAATATGTATAATTATTTAATCCTAACTGACCAAAAGCATTCATCCCCCATGACCATAACGTACCATCTGTTTTGACGGCCATACTGGCCCTATACCCTCCAGCAATATTTAACCAAGTAGTTAATGAACCAATTTGTACTGGACTAGATCTATTTGAGGTATCGCCTAGCCCCAGTGAACCGTGTTGATTAACTCCCCATGCCCACATGGTACCATCTGTTTTAATGGCCATGGTATGCTGACCACCTGCATTAATCTTTGACCAAGTAGTTAATGCACCAATTTGTACTGGACTAGATATACTTGTAGTATTGCCTAACCCCAATCGACCGCTATTATTATAACCCCATGACCACATGGTACCATCTGTTTTAATGGCTATGTTGTAGAAGAAACTTCCTTCAATTGTTGCCCAATTGGTTCCTGCGCCAATCTGTACTGGACTAGATCTATCTGTAAGATCCCCCAAACCTAACTGCCCCGTATCATTGTAACCCCATGACCATAAGGTACCATCTGTTTTGAGGGCCATGCCGTGATTATACCCGGCAGCAATATTCAACCAAGAGCCTAGCGAACCAATTTGTTTTGGACTTGAATAACTTGTAGTATTACCTAAACCTAGTCGACCGTCGCTTCCACTACCCCACGACCATAGATAAGATGTTGGTTCGGGAGGTGGAGGTGGAGTATACACCATGTCGAAACTACCTTTTGTGGTTATACCCGAAAAAATTAATGGCATTTTTTTTTATTCTTTTTATTAATTACTGATGGCATGGCTAAAATAACTACCTGCAGCAACACTTAACCATTTTGTTAATGCGCCAATCTGTACTGGACTAGATCTATTGGTAGTAGTGCTGTCGCCTACTTGACCATTTCCGTTACCGCCATGTCCCCATAATGTGCCATCTGTTTTAATAGCCAATACATGTCGAGGACCTGCAGTAACATTTGACCAAGTTGTTAAAGCGCCAATTTGTACTGGATTAGATCTGTCTGTAGCATCACCTAAACCCAATTGTCCTTCATCATTGTTACCCCATGACCACATGGTACCATCTGTTTTGATTGCAACACTGCCAGCAGAATGAACAGCAACCTTTGACCAAGTAGTTAAGGCACCGATCTGTGTTGGGTTAACTGCGTTAGAGGTATTACCTAATCCCAATCTGTTATTTTGACCGCTACCCCATGTCCACAAGGTACCATTTGTTTTAACTGCCACGGCGTGATACCACGAAATTGCAAATGTTGACCAATTGGTATCTGTACCAACTTGTACTGGACTAGAACCGGCTCTACCTTGCGTTGCTTCGCCTCCACCAGAGCCTATCGACCACAACGTACCATCAGTTTTGCCGGCAAGGGTAAAGTACCTACCTGCAGAAACATTCAACCAAGTTGTTAGTGCACCTACTTGTTTTGGACTTGAATATGGTGAAGTATTACCTACACCTAATTGCCCGTAGCTATTACCACCCCATGCCCACATGGTACCATCCGTTTTAACTGCCATGGTGTGATTTCTACCTCCAGAAACTCGTGACCAAGTTGTTAGTGCACCTACTTGTTTGGGACTTGAATAGTTTGTAGTATTACCTACACCCAATTGACCAACATTGTTTATACCCCAAGACCATAGACTACCATCGGCTTTGATAGCCATGCCATGATAACCTCCTGCGGCAACACTTAACCAAGTAGTTAAAGCACCAATTTGTACTGGACTAGATCTATTTGTGGTATCGCCTAACCCCAATCGACCAGAGCTATTACCGCCCCATGACCATAAGTAAAATTCTGGTGGTGGTGGAGGAGGCTGAATATTGACTCCGCCTAATATAGTTATTCCGATTAGATCCATTTTGTTTTCTTATTATCTTTTACAATTTATTAAAATGTTATTGAACCAGAACTGGTCCATTTATATATTCTATATCCGCCGGATACTATTACGTTGGGAGATCCTGTTGTATTTGATGCGGCCGGATTAATATCTTCGTAACGAAGTATAACTATACCGGAACCACCAGCTCCGGAACCGCTACCGTTGCCTACTTGATTACCGCCGCCGCCACCGCCGGTATTTACATTGCCGGCAGCATTACCGGCACCGCCGCCGTATCCTATACTAGCTGTGATATCGGATCCGCCACCAACGCCACCGGATCCGCCTCCGGCATATCCAACACTTGTACCGGATATAGAGGAGTTTATACCTGCTCCACCAAAACCGCCGGCGGTGGTGGTGGCTGCTGCTCCAACTGCGCCAGCGCCACCACCACCGCCACCGCCACCAGTTTCTTGGCCACCACCAGCTCCGCCATTATAGCCTTGTCTTGGTGGTCCAGCAGTTCCAGAACCGCCGCCACTTGCTAGTCTACCACCTTGACCACCACCCGATCCACCGTTATTTATAGAACCTATGCTGCCGCCGGCGGCATTACCTGCACCACCGCCGATTGCTGTTGCAGTTCCGCTTATTGATGAATTTGCCCCAACACCGCCATTTAGTCCGTTGTTATTTCCTGTAGCAGTGCCGCCGGCACCTACTGTAATAGTAAGTGTAGAGCTACTAACTAACAAGGCTGTTCCTGTTAATAATCCGCCGGCGCCACCACCGCCACCACCGCCCCGCTGGTTATCAGCTGATCCACCACCTGCACCGCCCGCGACTACAAGGTATTCTATAGTAGGAGTCACCGGCGGTGTTGGAATATGCACCGCAGTCAATGCTCCGTTTATTCTTACGCCTGAAATTGTTAGTGCCATTTTGTTCTTTTAATTTTTAGCTACTGATGGCTAAAGACCATCGTTGACCTGCGGCAACACTTGACCAATTAGTCAATGAACCCACTTGAATCGGACTAACTACCGGTGTAGTAGTAGTGCCATCACCTACTTCACCATATGAATTCCTGCCCCAAGACCACAAGGTACTGTTAGTTTTAATTGCCAAATTATGATATCTACCCGCGGAAATCTTTAACCAATTGGTTAACGCGCCAATTTGGGTTGGACTAGATCTACGTTCTTGATCACCTAATCCCAATCTACCGGCGCCAGTGTTACTATTATCACCCCATGACCACATGGTGCCATCTGTTTTAATGGCCACGCAGTGACTACTACCTCCAGCAATACTTGCCCAAGTAGTACCTGCACCAACTTGT